CCCTTTTTATCTATTCGGCCGTTTTGCTTCCATTCGGCCGCCGTGTCTGGTAGAATGACTAAGTGGACGATCAATCGGCGAGAGTGATCCGGCGACCGCGGCGTCCCCGCGCGGCGATGCTTGCAGCCCACGAGTCCGCTAGCCATGTATTCGCGGACCTGTCCCCGGGTTTTGAGCTGCTCTGCCTGACCCACGGTCAGTTCTCGCTGGTGGATGCGCTGACCGCGATCCTGGATCGGACCGGGCCGGCCGATGTCGCGGTCTCGACCTGGTCGGCGGCGAAGGCTGACCTGTTGCATGCGGAGCAGTTCCTCCGGGATGGCCGGATCCGGTCGCTGCGGTTCGTGGTGGACCGGTCGTTCGCGACCCGGCAGCCCGACTACTGCGCCACGCTGATCAACGCGTTCGGCCCAGACTCGATCCGGACCACGGCCCTCCACGCGAAGTTCGCCACCGTCACAAACGACGGGTGGAAGATCGCGGTCCGAACGTCCATGAACCTGAACGAAAACCGCCGCCTGGAGTACATCGAGGTCTCCGACGACCCCGAGGTGGCCGGGTTCCTGCTGGCGTTGGTGGATGAGCTGTTCGCGTTGCCCGACGGCGACATGAACAACTACGAGATGCCGGAGGGTGGGGGCCGGTTCACTCCCCGTCCGCCCCAGCCGTCGGGCAACCTTTGCGAGCTGAACAAGACGCTGGGTGAGTTGCGCGGGCTGGGTCGGCTGGAGCTGATCGACTCGGCCTGGGTCCAGATGTTGCGGTCTATGGCGGCCGTGCTGGATGACGACCCGTCCAATGCGGCGCTGTGGCGCCAGTACCGTGAGGCGTTGCGGGAGGTGCTGCGGGCCGATGCCGACGCTGACCGCGACCTCGCCGCGGCGCTCGCGGAGATCCGAGGCGGAGCCCAGGTGGGCAACCAGGCGCCGTCCGGAGCGTGAGACCCGCGGCCCCCAACTGGGTCGCACCGGAGCTCTGCTCGGTACGCCGCCCATGCCGTGGCAGCAGCTGGTGGCCGATGTCGGTATGGAGATCGACCCGGCGACGGGACTGCTCGCGTACCGCGAGGTCGTGTTCACGATCATGCGGCAGTCGGGCAAGTCGACCCTGATCCTGACCTTCGAGGTCGACCGGTGTGTGGCGTGGGATCTGCCCCAGCGGGTGGGCTATACGGCCCAGACCGGCTGGGACGCCCGGAAGAAGCTGCTCGACGACCAGGTGCCGGTGCTGAACCGCTCACGCCTGCGGCCCGCGATCCAGCAGGTGTACCGGGCGGCCGGCATGGAGAGCGTGCTCTGGACATCCGGCTCACGTATCGATGTCTTCGCGTCCAACGTCTCCGCGGGTCACGGCCGGACGCTGGATCTGGGCGTGATCGATGAGGCGTTCGACGACGAGGACGAGCGCCGTGAGCAGGCTCTGTTGCCGGCCATGGCGACCAGGGCGGACGCCCAACTGCTGGTGACCTCTACCGCCGGAACGTCCCGGTCGGCGTACCTGCGTCGCAAGGTGGAGGCGGGTCGCCATGCAGCGCAGCTCGACGCGGGCTCGGGGATCGCGTACTTCGAGTGGTCCGTCCCGGCCGGCGGGGACATCGACGATCCTGAGACGTGGTGGCGGTACATGCCCGCCCTGGGGTGGACGATCCAGCCCGAGGTCGTTGCCCATGCCCGGCAGACGATGAGCGACTCGGAGTTCCGCCGCGGCTTCTGTAACCAGTGGATCGAGAACTCCGACACCTGGTTGCCGCCCGGGGCATGGGACGCGTGCGAGCTCCGGCGTGCGGTACCCGACCTGGCTGAGGTGGTGCTGGGTTTCGACGGGTCGTTCAACAACGACTCGACGGCACTGGTTGTGGTCGAGGTGGGCGACAAGCCTCACGTGGGCGTGGTGGAGTGCTGGGAGCGTCCGCAGCATGCCGATGAGTCTTGGCGGGTGCCAATTCTGGCGGTGGAGGACGCGATCCGTACGGCGTGCCGTCGTTGGCGGGTGCGGGAGATCGTGTGTGACCCGGCTCGGTGGGCGCGGACCTACCAGGTGCTGGAGTCCGAGCGGCTGCCGATCGTGGAGTTCCCGCAGACGCCGAATCGGATGGTGCCGGCGACCCAGCGGTTCTTCGAGGCAGTCGTCAACTGCGGCTTGACCCAGTCGGGCGACCGGCGCCTGGCGCGGCATATGGCGAACACCGTGCTGCGCACGGACCAGCGGGGGGCTCGGCTGAGCAAGGACACGAAGAACAGTCCCCGGAAGATCGACTTGGCGGTGGCTGCGGTGATGGCGCTGGACAGGGCCAGCCAAGCGCCCGAGCAGGAGCAACAGTTCTTCGGGGCCTGGCGATAGGAGATCAGATGACGGTCCTTGAGCGGGTTCCGACCGACCGCATCATGGCTCAGGCGCGGCAGGTCCACGTCGGCCGGGCGCTGCTGGCGCTGCTGCTCGGCATGTTCTACGTGGTGGGTTGGCTGGTGAGCCGGGCCGGGTTGGCGCTGGCGGTGGTCGGTACGTCCGTGAAGCTGGGCTGGCAGGATGCCCGCAAGCCGGCAGGTGCCGTGCGTGGGCCTGCTTGAGCGGATCGCCGCGGAGCGGGCGCCGGGGCGGGCGGAGAAGCGGTACGCGGCCGACCAGTGGCTGAACGAGTATCTGTTGCCGTCCCAGTTCGGCTACAACGGTGCAACGTACCCGTTCGGGTTGCAGCAGACCTACCGGGGCTCGCGGCTCAAGGACATCGCCGATACGCTGCCGGCCTACTCGGCGGCGCTGAAGCAGTGCCCGCCGGCGTTCGGCGCCCAGATGAAGCGTGCTCGGGTGCTTTCCCAGGCCCGGTTCCGGTTCCGGAACGTGCCGTGGCATCCTCGTACCCCGCGGCGGACCTTCGGCACCTCAGCGTTGAAGCAGCTGGAGCGGCCGTGGCCGCGGGCGACCACGGGCGAGCTGCTGTCGCGGATGGAGTGGCACGCCGGCCTGACCGGCAACTCGTATGTGGCCCGGCAGCCGAAGCGGCTGCGGGTGCTGCGGCCGGACTTCACCGCCATCCTGTACGGCTCGGACCTGGAGCCGGAGGACCCGAAGCACGCGATCGACGGCGAGATCGTCGGCTACGTCTACCAGAACGGCGGGATCCGGCCGGACAACGGCAACCAGGCGCACACGCTGTTGCCGGACGAGGTGGCGCACTGGTCGCCGATCCCGGACCCGGAGTCTCCCGGGCTGGGCATGTCGTGGGTGACCGCGGCGTTGAAGGAGATCCAGGGCGACCGCGCCGCCACGCAGCACAAATTGATGTACTTCACTCATGGAGCAACCCCTAACATGGTAGTCAAGGGGATACCGGCTGTCACCGAGGATCAGTTCAACGAGATCGTCGACATGATGGAGGCCCGGCACGCCGGGATCCGCAACGCCTACCGCACCCTCTACCTGACCGCCGGCGCCGACGCGACGGTGGTGGGCAGCGACCTGAAGCAGCTGGACTTCAAGGTGACCCAGGGCGCCGGCGAGACCCGGATCGCGCTGATCGGGGACGTGCCGGCGGCGCTGCTGGGGATCTCCGAGGGCCTGGCCGGGTCGAGCCTGAATGCCGGGAACTTCGGGATGGCCCGCCGGATCTTCGCCGACATGTGGCTCTACCCGACGCTCCAGGATGTCGCCGCCTCGCTGTCGCCGATCGTGGACGTGCCGGGCGACGCCGAGTTGTGGTTCGACACCGCCGACATCCCGCTGCTGCGTGAGGACGGGAAGGACGCGGCCGACATCGAGCAGATCAAGTCCTCGACCATCACCGCCTACGTGCGGGAGGGCTTCACCGCCAAGTCGGCGGTCGACGCGGTCGACGCCCAGGACATCACCCTGCTTCAGCACACCGGGAACGTCTCGGTGCAACTTCAGCCGCCGGGGACGCCCGCTGCGCCCAAGACGCCGACCGCACCCACAGGAGGTCCCGATGCAGGCACCGCAGATTGACCTGGTGCGTGGAAACGCGAGGGCCTCACTAAGGATCTGTAGTCGCTCGGTCGAGTTCCGAGCCACGGACCCCGACCCGGACGTGGTTGGCGACGGCCGGACGCTGCAAGGCTACGCCGCAGTGTTCGACCAGCCGACGAAGATCTCCGGCTACGAGGGTGAGTTCGAGGAGACGATCGCGCGTGGCGCGTTCAAGCGCACGTTGCGCGCCAGCTGGCCGGTGATGCAGTTCGACCACGGGAACGACAAGCGCACCGGCTCGGTCCCCATCGCGGCCATCGAGGATCTGCGCGAGGACGACGAGGGCCTGTTCGTCCGGGCGCGGATGTTCAACAACGAGGTCGTCGAGCCCATCCGGCAGGCGGTCGCGGGTAAGGCGATCCGCGGCATGTCGTTCAAGTTCCGCGTGACGGGCGAGCGCTGGCTGGACTCCGCCGGCGAGGCTGTCACTGACGACGATCTGTCGGCACTGCTGGACGACCCGGGCGAGCGGGGACCGATCCGCCGGGAGATCACCGAGGTGGACCTGTTCGAGTTGGGGCCGGTGGTCTTCCCGGCCTACACGCAGACCAGCGTCGGGGTACGCGGCCGCGGCCGGTTCGACCCGAGCCAGTTGGCGCTGCGGGGCGTGATCGCCCAGTTCGGTCTTGACCCGGGTTGTATCCGGCGTCATCTGGCGGTCTTCGACGAGCCGGCGCGGCGGGCGCTGGCGCGGGAGATCGCCGAGACGTTCCCCGAGTTGGTGCAGGTGCTGGCGCAGCGCGCCGCCCCGCCGGCCACAGACCTCACCGGGCGACCCGGCGCGCGGAGCGCGGGTGGCGGTGACTGCGGCGCGGAGCCCAGGAAGGGCGAGGTGTCGACTGTCATGTCCACAAGGCAGCGTCTCGATGACGGGGCGTTGCGAATGCGAAGGATCAAGCAATGACTCAACCAATCGTGATCCTCGACGATCTCCGCGGGAAGGACGCCGCCGCTCTGGGCGGTGAGGTGCCCGAGGAGCTGCGCGGGAAGACGCCCGAGGAGCTCCAGGTCTACGTCGAGGTGCTGGACGCGCACCTGCGCGAGCTGCACCAGAGCGAAGAGGGCGAACTGCGCGACAAGACCGACGACGAGCAGGCCGCGTTCGACTACGGCCTGAAGCTGCGGGACATCGCCATCAACCGTCTCGACGAGCACCGGAAGATCCAGGAGATCTTCCGCCGTAAGCCGAAGGCGGTCGAGCGGGCACTGGCCAACATCCGGGACGGGCTGGAGACCACCGAGATCCGGCGGCTCACCAACGCGGAGGCCCGGGACCGGGCGCTTCGGGTCCTGGACGGCCGGGACGTGAAGGCGACGCTGTCCTCGGCGGCGC